TACTTATTTCAATATTACCACCCACACCACCAATAAAGAACTTCTCAGTATCAGTTGTTAATCCCTGCTCACCTTGTGCAAGAGTAGGTAAACTACCCTCGCTACCTCTGTGTACTTGTATTAAATCTCTAGCCATTACCAAACACCTCCATCATAACCCTTGTCAATATCATCGTCACCGAAAAAACCACACTCAATAACTAAACCTGTTGCACCATCTTCAAATTGATCTGTTAGAAAATCGATAGCATCTGAATTTGTATCGATCTTAGCAATAGTGATTAAGGAATCTTGACCGTGAATACTTCCAGTAAAATCACCATCTTCTGACAATTTACGATTGTCTGTTATATTAACACTGTCTTCTTTTGTCTCATCCAATTCATCAATTTGACCTTGAAAACCCAAGACCTCTGCAACCAATTCTTTAACTCTCTCTATCAAGTAACATAGTTTTTCTAATGTTGAATAACTTTTCGTTTCATTTAATACAGGTTCTTCACAACAACCATAAGGTTCATTATAATGTCTCATTTGTACACCTCCTAAAAGTTTAATTTGTAGATATACATAAACTTACATCTTAATTCTTTAATAATCATTTCATCAATATTAATGAAAGTCTGTCGATACTTCAATAACAGTTCACTCATACTAACACTCTCAAAACCACTCTCTAAACTTTTGAAATTTTCTTTCATTATTTTCTGTAGTGTTTTATCTATAACAGTGTCTATGTCATTCACGTTAACAACATTTATTGTACTGCTAATGTCAGAAGTTGTGTCCTGATTACTTTTAGACTGTTCATTTTGATTACTTGTATTATTTTGTTTAGTTTGTTCCTGACTAACCGAGTCAGCTTTAGTCTTGTTGTCGTCATCCTTAACAATGACTTTCGTTGCATAAATATTACCACTTATATCACCCGTTAAAAGTTGTTCTGTTGGTGTATCACTTTCAACTTGCTTACTAGAGCTAGTAACATCATTAACATTTTTAACTGCTTGATTATTACTAGCTGTTGTTTCGTCTTCATTCTTACGTTCTGCAACATTAGTATTTTTAACATTATCTTTTCTTAAACCCTCAGTAGTTTCGTCTCTTTCTAAAGATTCATTTCTACCAATTGTTTCATCATGTTTGTCGTCTGACTTTGACTGTCTAGCAGTTTCGCTTGTTCTATCAAATGTTTTAAAAGGATCAAGCTTCAACAATGCACTCTCATACAACTGATTATACTTAGGCATTATCTCTTGCATTTTCTGGTTAAGTTCAAACTTGAATCTTTCAACAGTTTCGAAACCAATTTCAGGGACATACATATAATGATTGATAATGTTGGAGTTTAGAACGATTCTGTAATCTTCATCAAATAAAGGGTATGTATCTAATCCTAAATCAATGTCATTTTCTAAAATCCATCTAATAGTACTAGAGTATCCACTCATTACTCATCACCTCCCCCACCATCACCAAACATCTGTGTAACCAACCCACCTATCTCATCATTCAATTCTACCTTAACATCAAGTCCGAACATTTCGTTAATCTGCTCTACTGCTTTTTGACGTTCTCTGAATCTAGCGTTTAATTTAGAATCTGCCTCGCCACCACTAGCCTTAACTTCGTCTGCGATTAAACGTTCTTTTTTCTCACTCGCATTCGACTCAATACCTGAGAATGTCATAGCTTCACTTTTAACCTTTTGTTTTTCAATGCGTACTTTATCAGCCACGAAAGGGGCAGGCATTAAAATCGCAGAGGTTGTACCGTCAACATTGATCCCCTTGTCAACCAAAACTCTTTCCTCAAAATTATCCACCTGAGATATAAAGTTTTTAAGAGAAAATACTTCATCCTCTGTTGTACTCCATATACGTGGAGTCTTTTGCTGACTTATATTAACATCAATAGTTAACTCCATACTTGCTATTCTTAGAGCAAAAGTCTTTAATCTCATAATAGGTACTAATCGAGTTTTGTTATCATAAATAATTACCCCATCCTCAGGCGAATTTAATATCTCAGTAAAACCATTCTTAGCAATAGCCATAACACGAACAGGATCACCGTAAACGTTACCCATTCCTATCATTGAAGCTTTCAAACAAATCAAGTCTTTATTTTCTCCGTCTGCATCAAGGTTCTTCTGACGATAGAATATGACTTTGTTACTGTTCATCAAAGTTTCTTCTAAATATCTCTCAGATACATTAGGAGGTAAGTTTGACCATTTAAATACAGACATATATAATTCAAGTAAATCGTTGTAAATATCTACGTAACTACCAAAACATATTACATTTTTTCTAGCCACTTTCTCACCTCCTAAATAGGTGTATTGTCCTGACTATAATCCCCTATGTTGTCATTATGCCAAAAGGTGATACCCTTTTTAAATATTTCGTTGATCTTCTGTTTTACTTCGTTTGTAACGTTACCCTCGATATTCATTTCTTGGAATTTCAAATAGTTAAAAGCTTTTCTAGTTTTGATAGCAGGCTCTTCCAAACTATTAACCCTGTAACCATATTTAGTGAAGTGATTATCAATTATTTCAGCAAACTCACTCCTAATAGTTTTAGGATAAAACCCAAAAGTTTGAATACCTATTGCTGTATTAAGACCCCCCGAAACTGCACCTCTAACATGGTCGGCTTGTCTAAGTGCTTGAACTCCACCTGCTACATACTCCACGCCTGCCGATATTGCACCCAACCCAATAGGTTTAGGTACTTTAGCACCTACATTAGAAACACCAACACCCAACATACCTGATGCCATGTTCATCGGGGCACTAACTACTGCATCAGCCAAATACTGTGTAAAGCTATCAACAACCCAAGAACATTGAGCATAATCACCCATTCTTAAAGTTTCATCAAAATTAGCAACTGCACCCTTGTAGTTATTGGGTACTAAAGTAACTATGGGGTTTTGTGAAACGTTACAAGTAGCGAAAAACTCCATTGTAGGTGTAGAAAAATACTCTAGTTTATACTCTGCAACCGCCCCATTATGATTAGAAACATACAAAAGATTGTAAGGGTAAACAAACAACTTATTGTTACGGGGTGTATAACCATCAATATCAAGTTCATTTTTATCCTGTGATTTAGATACCGTTAAAGCATTGGGAACACTTATTGCATCGCCATCACTAAAACTAGGCAGTAAATTAAGAGGTATCATGAATATACCCGTTATAGCATCAGTTTTAGCATCTACAACCACCTCATTTAAAAACAGTTTCAAAGCAACAATGCCTGTGCTTCTATTAAAAGCAAAATATTTAGTACCTGAAAATATACCAGTGTAAACTTCACCTATAACAACACTACCTCCGCTGTTGGGATCCCATGTTGAAGCAACTATAATAGCTTGTTCATTTAAGTCGCTAAATGTGTCAGTAGCTCTTATAATGTAATCCCCTGTTGCTAATCCTTCATCAATCAAATGCTCCCCTATAACATCTGTAGGTGTATGTTGTCTTTCAATATAAGCACTTGGTATATCAATGTCAAACAACAACCAAGTCTGTACAACATCTACAGTAAAGTAAATATAACAACTGTTTTTAGATAAGTACTCAATATCAGTAATGAAAGCGTAAAACCATTTATTGCTCCCACTGTCCTCATTCTTAAACATAAGATAAGAAACATCAAACATTGCATCTACATTCTCACCCCAAACAATACGCCTTTCTTTTCTTTGGTATGTTAGATTAGACTTACTATACCTAGAAGTAGGTGCAGGAATTTTACTTAAAAAATATGTTTCCTGCTCCCCTTCTGTTGTAAAACTTCTAGTATGGTCGTAATCAATACCAAAGTTAACGTTCTGTAAAAGGTTAACTTTTGTTAATGCCATAAGCTTACACCACCGTTATAACTGCCGTATCAGTTACACCATTAAATTCGGCTGTAGCTGTCAAAGTGATAGGAGTTGTAGTTTCGTCAATCCCTATAAACAAGAAACCTGTTGTAGTTACATAAGTATTATCTGAGGTGCCGTCATGAGTCCATACAGATTTAGCAGAAGGATTGTTAGTACCTGTTGTTTCAACAACAAACGCTCTACCTTGACCTGTTGCGATTGTAGCAGTAGCAGGGATCACGTCTATTGCAGTTAACGTTGGAGTAGCTTGCGAGAACATAGTAGCATTGTAGAAAGGTAAAGCCCCGTACAATTGCTGTACATGATAGAACTTATTTCTATAAAGACCTAAAGGATTCTCAACTTCTCTAACTTCTCGCAACTTATCCCTAACCTCAAACCATCGTTCATCGACTAGCATTGCAATTGTGTCGCCTGAATCTGAACCAAAATCATCCGTTTCAATTTGCACTGTATCAAAGGCAACTTTTTCTTCATTAAAAGCAACAGCTAGAACTTCAACATCAATAATTGCTTTGTAGTTAGTGTTTAAAATTAAAACTTGTCTAGCTTTAGGACATGTTTGAACTACATTAGCATAATTATAAGTTGTTCTTGGGTACTTCCAAATGTTCGATTGATTCTTGATAGCAACAACTAAATCATTTGCAGATTGCTTGTCAATAACGGGTGCAACTACAACTGTGTCAATTTTACCCTCAACATAGTTGGCATTAATTAAACCTTTAAATAGAAGGAACTCGTCAACTTCATCAGAAGTCTCCTGAACTGACATTAAAGTTGCCATCATTTCCCCGAATCCTTGTTCACTCATAAACATTCTTGTGATAATCTCGTAATCAATAGTAATAGGGTAAACGTTCGTTCTATTAACTGTATGATAAACGGAAAGTATCTCAGGTTTATGACGTTTGAATAGTTCCTCAGGTGCAGTGTTAACATCATAGTTTTGAGCTTTGATCAAGTTAACCCATAAAGTTTCTGTGTCCTTACCATAAGATAAAGACGCCTTTTTAAGTCTCTTGAAATCATTCTCAAAATACATGTTGTCAATATCAGTTATAACAATTTTGTCAATTGCGTTGTATAACTCATTTCTAGTACTTTCATAGTTGTAGATTTGAGACTGTACTAGAGCAAGGTTGTCCTGAGTTGCATCGTCAATACGTTCTTTGTATTCAGCAGACGCACCTGTTTTAATAGCGTTTAAAACTGTTGAAGACTTTTGATCATAATTCTTAATGATAATTGCCATTGCTTAACCCTCCTTAATATCCTCTTACTCCTAACCCTAATTGATTTAGAGTTGCTTTTGGTTCATCTTTTTCAACCTTTTTCTTATCATCTTTCTGTTGGTCAGGTTGCTTACTGAAAAATCTGTCTTGGAAATTTTGTTTTTCTTCCTTTAAAGTCTTTTCTAGATCGTCCGCTCGTAACTTTTCAGCATCAAGTTTTAACTGTAAAGCTTCTAGGTCTTCACCATTGGACTCGACTTCTACCTCTGCCATATGGTCAGTTGCTAGCTTCATACGATCGTCCTCGGTTTCTGCCTTTACTAACTTTTGTGTGTAATCAGTGATATTCATTTTTACTACCTCCTATACTAATTATATCATTTTTTGCGATGTATTAGTTGATAATAAGATTAATAGTTTATTTGAAAAAAACTTGAATATTATTGAAAAAGTTATTGAAAAAGGGTTGCTTTTATCCGTCAGTGTGATATAATGAACTTAGATAAAGAAATTGTTTATCGGGTTTTGGGTGACACCCCTTATCGTGTCACCTAAGTGGTTTAGGTCTTAAAAATGCAGTATTGCAGACCGACACGGCGTTGTATAAACACTTGTGTTAAATACACATATTCACACATTACTCTAGCGTGTAGACAACAACTACCGATACAGAAAACAAACCTAAATTAAAAAGGGTAATAAAGGAAACTGTCCCTCGAGTCTAAGTGAGTCCCGATGAGAAAGTGAATAGATGTGTATTTAATGGAGGTGTTTAAAATGTTAACAGCTTGCATAATATCTTTTACTTTAGGATTTACTATAAACGCTTTAATCACACTAGAAAAATTTAAATCATGGGGGACTGAAAATGAATGTAATAACGATTAATTCAGAAACTAACTTATTATGTTTCTTTACAAATGAGCAACTTGAAGAAAAAAGAACTGCTTTAGAAGATTGTTGTTTAAGAATGAAAAATAAATATGGTTCTAATATGTCTGATCCATTTTATAAAATATGTGTTATAAATAGAAGACGAATAACAAAAGAATTAAAAGGGAGGATTAAAAATGAAAATAACAGAAGATAATTTCATTAATACAATATTATCAGTTCACGATCTGGATAATGTGAACAAAACGAATAATGACGAATTTATTTGTCAAGATGGTAAAGTTGCAGAAGTTAAATACGGTTGTTGTATTTATAAGGAGGATTAATAATGAAAAATATTAAAGAGATTTTAATAGTGAATGTCATGAAAGAACAACACATTGAGAAAGATCTTGCAACAGAGATAGTAAACGCTATTTTAAACAATGATAGTTTTGTAGAAGAAATAGTAGATTTTATAATAGACAACCTTGTTGATGATGCAATGTTAAATCTTATGGGTATATCTTAATAAACTTGATGTATTTATAAGGAGAGTTAAAAATGAAAATAATTAAAAGAGAAGATCACGGTTTTCCAGAAATGGTTGATAATTATATTGTACATGAAGCAAACGAAGATTTAAAAGAGTTTCCAAGTGAAGTATATGAGTTTAGAGGTGTAATATATCTTGGTAACGGTGAAAAACGTTTCACTGAAACAGTTGGAAGAAATGACCTTATGTTATTAGTTGAATCATTGGATGAAAAATGCAATGATTATTTCAGAGTTATACAAATCTTAGTTAACGATAAATGGAAAAAATATAGTGTAATGTTCCCTTACTCGTAATGGGTAAGGGAATAACCTTAATCTAACCCAACGTGAACGTCAAAGTCAAACGTTGAGACGGTGACAAGTCCGCTAAAATAGAGAGTCAAGGTTTATTACTTAATGGGGATTAAAACTAGTTAAACAAAGGAGATTTTAAAATGCGACGAGTTAAAAAGGATTTTAATTTTACTACTGTAACAATCACTAACCTAGAAACTAAAGAGGTTGCTTCAACTTACAGTGTTGACGGTAAGACATCTAAAGAACGTGAAGTAAAAGCATTCTTTAAAAATAACAAGTTCCTTCCTATTGACATCAAGTTAGAAGAAACAAAGGCTACTTATGTGCAATCAGGTGAGGACTTCATGAAATATGGCACTAAGATTGAAGCTCCGAAGACAGATGAAGTTGAAGTTGCTAAGGGTGACGGTATTAAAGACGATACTGAGGCTATTCAAAGACATCTTGGCGGTTCAACTGAACCTACCCCAACAAGCAAAACAAACGAACCATTGTAGCAATAGTTTTCTGATTAGATAAATTGACGTAACTTACTTGTATAGACCTAGGAGGTCAAAATAATGAAAAAAGTTGAAGCAGTAAAAGAAATAGTTTTAGAAGAAATAAAAGAAGATGCAATGTTAATGCCAACAATTCCAGAGGGTAATCTGCTTGATACAATCAGTTTAGGGAATTATTATTCAATGCCAATGGTGACGGTTGCAGATAAGATTAAAATTTACAATGCTATCAATACTCCTGATGACACAATTTCTGATAACATCAACAAGGTTATTGTAATGAAAGATGTATTGATTGAGAACATTATGTTAACCAACGAAAAAACTGGTTTAGATGAAATTGCACCAAGAATGATTATAGTTGATATTAATGGGAAAACTTACTCAA